TTCTTTGACAATGAGCGTGAAGAAGACTTATTTATATACACGATTGAAGACATTGCGCCTGTTGCTAATAATGATGACAGTGTATTAGAATACGTTATTCACTTTTGTTCTTACGGAAAGTTCTGGTCAGACAGATATGATATCAGACGTTGTATTGCAGAAGGCACAGAAGGTAGTAGACGCTACATTAGAGTAGACGAACAAGTACAAGTACTATTCGATGATTACTATAAATCAGAAGACACTGGTACAAAGAAAGATATCACAATCCATGAGACTGATGGTGAGCAAGCAATTGTAATCCCTAATTACAAGCCTGAAGAAGCAATGCATCTATTAGCTAGACGCTCTTACTCTGCTACTTACCCATCTAATATGTATCGCTTCTTTGAGAATAGAGACGGTTATTACTTCATAAACACTGAGCGTTGGATTGAAGAGTATCCTGAAGACCCTGATCTTATGCCCAAGTATATGTACACTCGTTCTATTGTAGATCAAACCCCTCAAGGCGAATCAGATAAGATGAACGTAATGATTAACATGTCATTTGGTGGGTTTGTCAATACATTAGACAGAATGAACAACGGCGGTTACTATCGTAAAGTATCAGAGATTGATTTACAGACAAGAACTATAAACCAATTCTCATATGATCACAAAGACGAATTTAAAGATTTCAACTGGCCCGACATGTCAAGCGATATTCAATTACGTAATACAGATGACATGATCGAAGAGCATCTAAATAAAGAGTTAGAAACCTTTGTAATAAAAGACTACGCTGAAGAGACTGGCAGTACTCCTTATGGTTTAAGACCTTCACCTTTCTACGGTGAGATATATAATAATAAACTAGCGATGATGAAAGAATATAAAGACAGTAGAATTACTGCTACTATATTCGGTAATAATAATGTTGTCGCTGGCACTATTATGGAAATAGATATACCTATGTTTAAACCTGCGTCTGAAGTTGATAAACGTTTATCTGGTTTTTATATAGTTGAAACAGTTGTTAATGAATTCATTGAAGATACTTTCTATCAGAACTTAACTTTGATTAAAGGTCCAATGTTAGTTGAGCGTAGAGAGAATGCGCAGGGAGATACGTAATGTTTGTTGAAGGTACAAGTTTAAACCCCTTTTGGTTCTTTGGTGTTGTTGTCGATAAAGACGATCCAACTAATAATGGTCGTGTGCGTGTAAGAACTCTGGGTATGCATCCAGAAGACCCTCGTATACCTGTCGAATTAAATGATAAAGAAGAATTAGATTACGTTGAAGATCAAGACTTGCCGTGGGCATGGGTCATCAATGGAACATTTGGTAAGATGCAGTGTATACCAGATGAAGGCGAATGGGTATTAGGCTTTTATGCTGATGGTAGAGATGCGCAACATCCTATGCTAGTCGGTTCAATCCCAGGCTCTAACACAGATACATTTGGGTTCGGAACTCAACCAGAAGAAGAAGCTTAAGATGTCAGGTAAACTCAGCAAAGATTATATTAACAGTTTTGGTAAACCACCTTTATCGCCATACTTGAGCGGTGAAACACCTACTGATACTGCGGCTGTTGCTCAAAGTGCTTCTGCACAATTGAATAGAGCGATCAAAGGTCCGTTAGACGAAACGTGGGCAGAGCCAGGAACTGTTACACCTTCTCGTAGTATGAACACTGTTGTCTTTCAGTCTAAGACTGGCGGTAACTCAGTTGTAGTAAACGATGAAGGTAGTGGTGAAGGCGGCTATATGCTTATCACACATAACTCTGGATCTGTTGTTCAAATCAATGCAAACGGAACTGTACTGATTAAGTCATTTGGTGACACGCATAATAATACAGAAGGCATTCATTATCAACACAGCAAAGGCGATACTAAAGTCAATGTTGGTGGTTCATGGGATGTACGTGTAGATCGTGGCGCTCACAACTTGTTTGTCAATGGTGATATCAATGTAGAGTGTGAGAACTATAACGTAACTGCACGTGGTAAGATTGTTATGAATGCAGGCGAGTCTATCGAAATGAAAGGCTCACGTTATAGTATGGAAGCGCATACTGATAACCTTGACTTGATTGCAAAGAACATTAAGATTGCTACTACTGAGTCCATGACTATTCTTTCTAAGAAAGACATCTATCTTGCGGCACAAGAACAATTGAGTTTGAAGTCAACGGGTATGACATACATGACTGCAAATTCTGACATTAATGTATTGACAACTGGTGAAGGTAATCTATATATTAAGACAGCAAAGAAAATGACAACCGCAGTTGGTGATGCATATTCATTAGGAGTTGTAGAGACGGCAGACATATCTGTAGCGAAAGATACAGCGATTACAGTATCAGGTGGCACACTTGATATGAAGTCAAGCGGTGTTGCTAAACTAGATGGCTCTGAAGTAAGACTAGGCGAAGATACAACTGCGGCAGTAGTCGATACTGAAGAAGCGGCAGAAGCACCAGAAGGCGCAAAGGCTGTTACAGTAACGCTTAGTGACCCACCTGCAAGACGACCATCTGATGCATCAAACGAAGGTATCAGTGCTGTACAACCTACGCCAGATGGTATTACATCTGATACTATAGATGATTCGGAGTAACTATGACTTGTAAACCAACAACTTTTGCTCAAATATATGCAGATGGTGCTATCAGGTCTGGTAGTTTAAGTGCAGAAGACGGTCTTCTTAACTTTACAGATTTGCTTTTACAACAAGCAAACCCAGCCGCTGGCTTTGATAGAGGCGCATTGCTATCATCTGCTGGTAACTTAACAAGAACTTTACGAAACATTGATATTGGAAATGGTGACTATCCGTTTCTCAATCAAAGATTTCAACAGTCTCCCATTCTATACACAGAAGTTGCAGATTTCTTACAGCAATCTAGTATTGACATTGATGACTTTGATGCAGATATCTTTCAGTTTCAAGAGTTCATAAAAGGTCCTGTCACACTGCCCGTCAGTCCATCAAATACTGCACTGGGTTCAGGTACTACAGGTATCAATAATATATTAAGTCAATTAGAATTCTATTATGCGCAAAACTTAGCTAACAGTATCTCTGCTGGCTTCTGCGGATCGTTTGGTAATGTCTTTGGTAAGATTAATCAACTGATTGCACTCATTCAACTTGGCGAGAGTTTGCTAGATAAATTGAAAAGTTTCGATCTAACATATTTGATCAAACAAATCAAGGAAAAACTTAAACTAGAAATCTTAAAAGAAATGCTCTTAAAGATTGTAGATAAAGTTAAAGATGCTATACTTGGTCAAATTGAAGGTGTTGTAACACAGTTTACTAACTTTGCTAATAACATTCAAAGCAACGTAGAACAAATCGGTCAAGCCATTCAGAAGAAGATGAATGACGTTAAAGCGTTTATGCAAGACTTTACATTAGACAAGTTGAAAGACAAGATCAAAGAGTTTATTGATAAGTCTGTTGCTCAGTTCGAAGACTTGACACCTGATGCTATTGCTCTTTTACTATTCCGCTTTTGTCAATTCAGTGAACTCATTCAAGGCTTTATGAAAAGCCCACTTGATGGTATCAAAACATTTGTTGCTGGAGTTATTGCGCAAGAAGCTATTCTTAAGAGCATGGGTTTAGAAGAAACATCTAAAGCAGTTCAAGCTGGCGCACCTCGCTTAAACGATACTGCACGTAGAAATGGTAGAAAAGTATTAAGAGACGCAAACAACCGAAAATCAACAGAACGAGATAAGTCTGGACCGCCACCACCTGCGCCAGATCCAGAGTTCTGGGCTACGAATACAGAGATCACATCAAAGCAAAGATCAGCAATTGCTGGTATGAGTGATAGTGGTCTACCCGGCTATGCTACATGGAACAGTGGTGTAATCAATATGCATTCACGTTTTTCTAATGTTACTGATTGTGTAGCAGGCGATGGTTGGAGACAAGTTAGAAATAAAGTATACGCAGGACTAATGCGTATGGGTGATAGACTAGAAACTGAGTTTAATATTAACTCAGCATATAGATCACCTCAATACAATGCTGAGTTAGCTAAAAATACTGGCGGAGTCGCTAAGAACTCTACACACAAGTCAGGACTAGCACTTGACGTAAACATGCGTGGAAAGTCAGACGATGAAGTACGAAACTTTATTCGTGTAGCAAGCCAAGAAGGCTTTGTCGGAATGAAAGTCTACTTCAGTGGTGGAGTTAACTTTATTCATATTGATATGCGAGACGGTGCAAACGTTTCATGGGGCGACAGTGGTAAGTTTCAATCATATATTAACGCACATAAGCGTGGTGACTTTACAAACGGACCTAAAGCTCCGCAAGCACCAACTGAAACACCAAGTCCTCATAGTGACCCGACTTCAGAAAAACCGAGCGGTAACAGAATTCAAGGCGCACCAGTACCAGATGACTTCCCGATAAGTGATAGTGATCTTTCTGCAGGTGATTCGTTTGTTGGTTATTCAACAGATCCAAAAACGGGTGAGTATAATGCGTATACAGTAACAAGACCATTCACAGACGATGATGGATTTACTGGTACTGAAACGGTTAGAATACCCATTGAATAAGTATAAATAAGAGAAAAGCAAGGTAAACGTATGGCACGAATTACACCGATTACAAAGAAGCAGGAATTGTATTCAGATTTTTTCATGAATCTGGATGAAAATCCTGTGTCACAAGACCTTGCGAGAAAGACAAATGAAGAAGCTGTAAAAGCTTCTATTAAAAATTTGTTGCTTACTGATAAGGGCGAAAGACCATATCAGCCTAATCTAGGATGTAATATACGTCAAATGCTATTTGATAATATGACACCCGATACTATCATTCTTATGAAAGAAGTAATCAAAGACACATTAGAGGCTTATGAACCAAGGGCAGACATCATCGGAATAGACGTAAGATCGTCTGTAGATGATAATCAAGTAAATATTGCTGTTGTATTTAAAGTCATAAATAGTTCAGAACCAGTCACACTGGTGACATCATTAACTAGGGTAAGATAATGGCAGACAATTTACCGTTCACAGAATTAGACTTTGGACAAATAAAAGCAAATCTAAAGACTTATTTGAAAGGTCAAGCACAGTTCAGAGACTATGACTTTGAAGGGTCTAACATGAATGTCTTACTAGACGTTCTTGCGGCTAACACGTTTCAGAATAACTTCTATCGCAACATGGCATTCTCAGAGATGTTCATGGATTCTGCTATCATGCGAGAAAACGTACAAAGCCATGCAAAAGAATTAGGTTACACACCTGGTTCACGTAAGAGTGCAAAAGCATTATTGAATATCACTTTAAATAACGTAACTGATAATCCAAACTTTGTAACAATCCCTAAAGGTACAAAGTTTAATGCACAGTGCGGAAATAAAACGTTTACATTCTCTACAGATCGAAATCATAGCGTCACAGCATTAAATGGTGTTTATTCAATTACAGACGTTCCAGTGTATGAAGGTAAAGTAGTAAGAGAGTTCTATACAGTAGGTAGCACAACAGATCCACTAGACTATATTATCAATAACGAAAACCTTGACATCGATAGTATTCGTGTTAATGTACGTGATAATGTAAATGCAGTGTCCAACAAAAAAGAATATATCAGAAAGACTTCTATATTTGGTGTACAATTAAATGATCGTGTATTCTACTTAGAGCCTTACTTCGATAATCTATATAAAATTGATTTTGGTCGCAATAAGTTTGGCGCTGAACCAGCAAGCGGTAATGTTATTGAAATCGAATATCGTGTAACAAAAGGTAGTGAAGCAAATGGCGCACGTAACTTCTCACCTATTAATAACGTAGCAGGCTTTCCTGCACAGGTCACAAACACATACACTGCGAAGTTCGGTGCTATGAGTGAGAGTGTAGAAGACATTAAGTTCTTCGCACCTAAATCTATTCAGACACAAGAACGTGCAGTAACTAGATCAGACTACGAAATTCTACTCAAGCAACAGTTCCCGTCTATTCAAGCAATCTCTGTATATGGTGGTGATGAACTAACGCCTCCACAATACGGTAAAGTGTTTATCTCTGTTGACGTTCTCGGTTCTATCGGAGCGGGCGACAGTGAGATTATTGCATTTAAAGAATTCATTCGTGAGAAAACACCACTGACTATCGATCCAGTATTTAAAGCGGCTGAGTTTATGTACATTGACATGAACTTGCGTGTCAACTATAATCCTACCTTAACTACAAAGAACTCTGCTGACATATCGGCACTCGTAAAGACAGCTATTACTGATTACAGCGAAGCAAATCTTAATCAGTTTGGTATAGCATTACGACAGTCACGTATAGCAAATTACGTAGATGCAGTTGACGTTTCAATTCAGAGTTCAGAGATTTTGTCAAAGGCTATTATTGAGTATAAGCCAGCACTTAACGTCATAACAAACCCAGCGTTTGATTTTGTTAACGAACTTGATCGTCCATATGCATTAGACGAAACAGTAGGCTTTGCTAATTACGAGCCTGCGATCTCAAGTTCTACGTTCACAATGAACGGAACAGAAGTTATATTACAAGACGATGGTATAGGCAATATTCTAGCAGTAACATCTGCGGTCTCTACTAGACGTATCTTCCAGAGAAAAATTGGTACTGTAGATTACGCTACAGGTCAAGTTAAATTGTCTAAGTTTAAAGTAGATTCTTATTCTGGTAATAACGCAATTAAAGTATATGCTAACACAGCAAACAAAGATATTAAATCACCTAAAGATAGAATTCTTATCATTAGACCACAAGATGTAACTATTAATGTAAGGTCCATCTAAACATGTCAACCGTAAGACCTTCGAGTAAACAAGTTCGTAAGAACATTTACACTGATATACCTCAGCAATTTCCTGGTATCTATCGGGAAGAGGGTCCTATCTTTGTTGATTTTGTTAAATCGTATTATGAATATATCGATACAAGACAAAACGATTTTAGAGATGCGTTTGCTATCAGAGATATCGATACTACGTTTGAGCGTTTTCTATTATACTTTAAAAAGAAGTATTTAAATGCATTACCTTTAAAGGGTCCAGACGATACTCGTTTTATTGTAAAACATATTCAAGACTTATATCGTAGAAAAGGTTCTAAAGAAAGTGTAGAACTATTATTTCAAATGTTCTTTGACAATGAGATCGAAGTATTCTATCCTAGCTATTACATTCTACGAGTTTCAGATTCAAAGTATGGGTCAACACGCTATCTTGAAATGGCACCTGTACTTACTATTGTAGATTATCCTATTCGCAAAGGCGATAGAATATCAGGCGATACTTCAAAGGCAGACGCTTTTGTTGATGAACTCGTTTTTCAGACTTTAGATGGTCTGATTGTACCCATTCTATATCTATCAAATTTAAATGGTGCATTTACTAGAGACGATAACTTGCGTGTGCGTGGCGCACGTAATGGTGTAGAAGTTGATCTATATCCAGGGCAAGATATCTTTGGATCGATCACTAGTGCGCCAATTGAAAGAACTAACCGATCAGCAGGCAACAAGCCAGGTGATAAAGTTATTATTAGGTCTAATAAATCAGGCATCAACGCAACTGCCGCAGTATCAGAGATATCTGAAGCAGAAACAGCAGTCATTGATTTTGATATCACAGATGGTGGATGGGGTTATTCAGTTGCAGTAATTGATAATGTTATTCAGACTTCTACAGGTACACTTGCGTTTCAATTGTTTCCAGGCACTTACGCTGATACATACACACCACAAGCTGATAGAAGCGGATTCCCAAAAGTTGGTGATTACTTTATCTCTGATGCTACACTATCAGCAGGTACAGCAAGATTTAATTCGGGCGGATCTGGTTTATCGGGAGCTACAAACTTTGCGTATGGTCAAGTCGTAGGTATTGATCAAGATAATGATCTAGTATTCGTAAACTTTCCTTCTGCAAATTATAGCTTAATTACTACAGACAATACTTTATATTCAAAACCTTTGAATAACGCAGAACCTTTTAGATATGGGTTCGATGGTTACTTCTATGATAAAGGTTATCTTATTAGTGGTACAGACATTGCATCAGAGTTTTCTCTATTTGTCAATGGTGGATCCTTTGAACCTGGTCTTAATTTATTCTTTGAAGAAAACATCGATGGTAGAAAAAGATTTGACGTAACAGACACTGGCACAATTACTATCGCCGACTATAATGCTGTTAACGAATTCTTCAATGGAGAACTCACAGATCCAACTCAACGTAATTGGATTAGAGTAAATATAGAACAATACCTAATTGCTAATATCGATAAAATTGTTGGACTAAGAGGCGATCTTACTGGTTACTGGTCTGCAATTACAGCCGCAGAGTTTATAAACGATAGTGATCCACACGTGAATCCAGGCACAGCATATCCTAAAAGCGGATATATCACAGCGGTGTCACCGTTTAATAATACTGCTTCATATAGAATTGGTGAAATCGCTGATCCTGAGACAGTTAGTTTTATTCCTGATGTTATCGGTGACTTTGTAGATGTTCGATTAGATAGTATAAACTATGGCATGTCTGGAGATTTGTTTGAGACTTTAGATACTACACTTGCAGAAGCGTTTAAACCTGTTACATATAATATCGGCACTATCAAGAGTTTGATTATTACAGACAATGGTCAAGGTTATCAATCAGATGTTAAAAGTTTAATTACTCAAACTGAAGTTGCGAAGTATGACAAGCGTGACGTTGCTGTTATATTTGAGGATGTTCGCTTTAGTGGATACCAATCAGGTGATATATTTGAGCAAACAATTCAAGTTGAACAAACTCAAAGTGGTATACTAGAAGATTATAAAGTACGAGCAAGATTTCTAAGAAGAGATGGTGACATCTTCTACTTTAGACCAATCACGTTCTACCAGTTTGATAAGAAATTTACAATTGAGTACAGAGGCCTAAGTTACAATGTACTCAGTGTAGCACGTGATGATTTATCACTACCTATTGGTCGTAATGCTGTTATTGACGGTGCGGCAGAGTTTGCACGTGGTCAAATCAAATCTCTTAATATCTTAACTACAGGCTTTAGATATGAAGACAATGAGTTAGT